ATTTCGTCTGGGGTAATCTTATAACTTAGTCCGGTGCTAGTTCTAAAATATGTTACAAAACTTCCAACAGGGATGGCGGCAAAAGTACCGTCACCGAACACCAGATCAATTTGATCTCCTGCTCTTGTATTAACTTGATAGCTTTTTTGTGCTGCATTATTATTATAGATAATGTTGACTCCGTTAACACTGGGAATTTGATTCCACAATTGTCCGACATTGCCTAAGCTACCAATTTCATATAGCCAAACATCTGAATTATTAATATTATCAAAATTAATACTAGCTAAATTATTAGGCAAACTTTCAGGAAACCTAAAAGTCTGCGTTTGTAAATTTCCCTGTTTAAAATAAAAGAAAAATCCTGTGTTATTACTAGCATTGCCTAGATTGTCATTTTTATAAATTACATTAAGAGGTCTGCCCGGTGCAGGTGCTGCTTCATAGATATAACTTTCATCTACACTGGTGCCGCTGACAACTTCAAAGTTTAAGGCAGCATTTTCAATTTGCGTGTTGTATCCAAAAACTGGTAGTGTACCTGCGGGCAAATTTATATTATATTCTGCATTTAATACCCCAGCAATAGTAGTACTGTTGGCAGGTTTACCTACTTGCTGATTGGTCGGCAAAGCTGCATTAATTATTGTGATAAACTGTTCATACCAATTGACATTTCCGTTATCGTTCCAGTTTACAATAAGATTAGTAAGATCGATCCCGTTGCTGTCTTGTAATCTTTCAGTGGTTTGTACACTGTCGAATTTTATAAAACCATTGGCCGTTTGATTACGTTTAGGCACATAGCTAATTAATTTAGCTAATTTTAAAACACTGTCTCTGCGTTCTGCTGTATCAATAAAATTTTCACGAGCGTTTAAATCTGTACGAAATGCAAGACTCTGTCCTAAAAATGCAATAAGGTCAATTAATGCAACATATTCGCTGGATTCGATGAAATCGTTAAAATTTTCTGGATAGTATATGCGTAGATAATCCAGCATTGTTTTACGCAAAGTTTGAAAATCATAACTTTGAAAATCTGCGTTTCTGAAAGTTTCGTAAAGAATAGTCCAGTCTTGATTGACTAAAAGACTACTTTGTCTGGTTGTAAGTGCCATGCCTGTCCTCGTTTTATGTATTTATTGAGAACAAAATATGGTATTTTAAAGCATTGAATTATTTTGAATCATTTGCTGATCAAACTGCACAGCCAATTTAGCAGTCTGATTTGTTTGGATATAAATCAGATCTAATTCTATTTGTAATCCTCTGTCATACTGAGTTACAATCACATTCTGGGCTGCAATCCTTGGATCGTTTGCAACAATACGTTTTATGTCCTGTATTATTGTAGTTTTACTTTCTTCATTTAGGGGTTCGAATAGCATATCCCATATTATAGTACCAAATTCGGGATTCATTAACTTTTCGCCTTTGCGAATGTTAAAATGATTTTGTAGATCTCGTTTGACTAATTCAAAATCAGTCAATCGAAATCTCTTGTTACTTTCTAATGTGCTGAATCCGTTGTATAATACCATAACTATATTTACCCTGTGCTAGTTATATTAGAGCTTTCAACACTAGCTTGTATAACGGGAACCTGTGTTTGACTGTATTTTCCTTGATTATAAAAAGCAGAAGCAGTTCTGCCATTATCGTCGGCTGTAGGTTGCCCTGTTTTATACCAGTTAGTTGCAGCAGCAGATCCGACTAAATGGGCAGCACTAACAATGCCTGCAACATCGTCTACGGAGCTGTTTGCTGCGATAATACCATTTTTTTGTAATCTTGCATAGTTCTCTTTAGTATAGTTATACATTGCCTTTTCTTGAATGGTTCCATTTTCTCTGAATGAATCCGAGCTCGAAATACCATCTTTTCCAGTCCAATTGTTGGGATTATTCAATGCTTCTGCTGTCTGCGGCGTTCCGGCCTTAATATATCCTAACTCTTGCAGTGCAAGAGACCCCAATTGATACTTGCCTTGATACCCTGCGTCATTTTGTGCTTGATAAGACCCGCCGCTTTCACTGTGTCCAATTTGTGCCATAACAGCTCTGAGTTGATTTTTATCTAATACGCCCATACTATCAATGGGCTCGGGCTGAGCAATAAAAATTCCAGCTGGTGCTGCTCCTGTTAAGTTTTCAGTAGCTGCTTGAGTTGGCCCTACATCAGTGATGTCGGTTGGAGGATTAATAGGATCTCCCAAAACATCTTTTGGCAAGCTAGCCACTGTTTCTCTTTGACTCTGAAATACTGCTGCTGCATCACCTCTGATGTATGGTTCGTGAGTTGGTACTTTATAATTTGTAGAAATTAAAGAATTTTGTTGCGCGAACCAAATACCTGGATTAGCAACTTTAGCATCGGGTAATTGATATAAGTTTATCCTACTGGGCGGATTTATTTCTGCGCCACCACCACCACCATTTAATGCTATCGCAGCACCGTTGACTGCAATAGAGCCACCTGCTCGTATACCCATAGATTGTTGGGCAACTAAAGACAATCCAGAGCCGCTTCTTAGTTGTGCTTGTTTACCATAAAGATTTAATGCAGTTTCTGCACTAGCTTGGACTAATTGTCCTGCCATTTTAACACTGCCCACTGCTTGCATATTAATATTACGACCTGCAAAGAAGCTAATATTACTATCACTGTGCATCATAATATTACCCTGAGTACGTAAAGCAAAATCTTTTGCACCGTAGACTAAAATGTCTCCTTCTTTGGTAAGTTCTATCCATGCAGTTCCGTTAGAATTTGCAACATATATAAAACCTTCAGTGTCGTTTAACATTATCTGATGGCCCATTGCTGTTTTTAATCTTACCAAATTATCTTTACCTAATAGATCCCCGTCGTCCATGACAAGACTATGGCCGCCCACTCTTGTTGTAACATTGTATGTCGCGGGATTAAATTCCCCTGACACCAATTTTTGTGCGATATTAGGATCTGTTGCTGGATCTTGATTGCCAAAAGGTCTGCCAGGTGTACTAAATCCAAATACTGTACTCACTGGATCGCGTTGACTACTGCTACTAATAGCTCCACGAACATTATCACTATCTAGTCCCTGTACAATCAATCTAATTGTTTGCGGAATATGTAGTGGTTTTTGTAAGTTAGGAAGAAAACTTGATTTGCCGTAAACATCTGCACTTTCCACTGTTTCTGCTACAGGATAAAATTTTCCCGGTAATAAGTAAGGGCCTAGTCCTGATTCAGAAATGCTTTCTTGAGAAATATAACTAAGTTCTACTGAACCAATTGCCGGAGTCATATTTCTTGTAATCGAAGAATTCACGCACGCAAACCAATACCCTTCTTGGCTTCCTGGAACAAAACAACACAAGACTTCTGTTCCAATATCCGGCGGACTCATATAAAATCCGTAACTCTGGGTCGAATCTGCAAAAGTATTTTGATTTGACTTAGGTTGTGTGTATTCTCCTAATCTACTAGATGTGCTGCCCAAAAAAGGGCTGGCATATGATACTAGTTTCCACGCCGACGCAAGATCGGGATTTGCGCCGCCAAACTGTGGTATAAACACTTGCAGTCTCCCTGACCTGGTGTTAGTGTCGATGGCTTTTACTTTTCCGATATATATTCCGCTGGGTTGCGGAATATCAATTTTTGTAGTATCGATGAATGTAGGGTGTTTTGTACCTAAGTATGGTTGATTGTATGACATAATTTAAATGAAATTAGTAAAGTCGCCGAATTCTAAATCGCCCAAACTTGCAAATGCTGCGGTCACATCAACATCTGTCACTCCAACATCCAAACTAATAAAATCGTTGATTGCAATTTGTTCCGCTGCGCTGGCCAATCCTGCGTATTGAAAATCTCCAATGGAATCAAAACTAGTATTGTAGTCTGTGCCTAATGCGCCTAAAGCCGTCGGACTCTTAAGCGCATCACTAATTCCAGTTGTTATTTTATCTACTGCAATATTTAATCCTCGGCCAACAACGTTATTAATTAAAGATCCTGCTACTTGTGCGCCCAGTGCTTGAAGGAAGCTTCCACCTTGACCGTTAGCCAAAGCAGCAGCTCCTGCTACTGCAAGATTTACTGCTGCTGAAGAATTAATAGCTGGAATTAAAGAAGAAATATTAGTTCTCGGACCTGCAAATCTGATTGCTGTGTTCACTGTCGGAGTTAGCGCATTTGACAATGCAGTTTCTGTTCTTTGTGCAGCGGAAGAAGGAACCAATGGCTTTCCTTCTTGATCATACAATAGTTTTGCTAAAGTTAGTGATTGTTCAAATTTTCCATTAGAAAAAGAATTGTCAACAGTAATTATTTTATAAACTCCGCTAAATTCGCTGTATCTATATCTACTAGATGCTACGTCTGCTATACCTTTAATTTCGTCATAGTCCACTGGACTTTGAAAATTTACAAATACATATAGCTCTCCGCCGTCCATGTATAAACTACTACCCGAACTGTTATTTAAAAATTGACCTGATGGAGCCCCCAATCCTTGTCCCATGAATAAATCATCTTGTTTAATAAATTGCGGATCTCCTACAATTTTTAAATTTAATGTTATCATGTCTCCTTTGGCCCCTAGCATCAAAGATCTCTGCAGATCTCCTGCGTCTGCAGATGCCTGTGGTAGTCCACCAGCTCTCATAGTTGTCGCAACATTGTCGCTGACTAGTGCTATAGAAGTTGGTGCAACATTCTCTTGTGGTCTTTCTTCAGTATTGGGATTAGGATAAGCATCAGCATTGGGTCTAATGGGAGTTCCTGTTTGTGATTGTGTGCTTTTTGTACGATTTGTGGACATCTCTACTAGATATAAAGTGTTAAAATCTATTTGTAAATCGATTACGTCTTTATTTTTTCCTGTAAAAATATAATCATATTTTTTTACAAATCCAGGCACACGACCTTTGGGATAAAATGGGTGTTTAGCAGATAAGTTATATGGCTTTACATAAAATACAATGTCCATACCATATCTGTTTTGTGTTGGATCATACTCTCTAATAGAGATACTAGGAATAATTCTAAACCATTTTAGCCACGTGATGGTATTAGGGTTTCCACCTGACAGAATACTGTCCCGTTGTTGTTGTGTTATTGTTGGGTCTTTTAACTGTTCACTTATATATGCACTGTTTCTAACTGCCCAATCAATCATTCTGTCAATGGTAGTACCTGCAGGAATATTTACGGTTGCCCCATCAAATCGAAGCCCCCCTTTGGCAGCGCCCGATGCTGCCTGAATTTGTGATCTTTGTGCAGCAGTTGACGTTCCGCTGGCTGGAGCTCCAGCTGCATTAACAGGACCTGTATATAATTTACTGTTGCCTATTTTTGCATCAAATACAACCCTAACAGTGTTGACTATAGATATTTGTTTTTGTGCTTTTAATGAACTAAAATAACTATTGATAGCGGCGCAGAATCCAGTTATTCCAAAACTTGAATATTCATTGTTTAATTGACTGGTCAAATCGCCTATTCGGGCCCGGGTGTCAGCCACAATGCTGGCATCAAATGGATCGCTGGACGCGGATGCTGCAAATGGTCTAAGTTCTGTATTAAGGCTTGTAATTTGTCTTTCAAGATTTGCTCTACTGGCAAGTTTTGCAGAAAATTCGTTGTCGCTGGCTGATACTTCAGCCGGACCACCAAATACTTGACTGACTGTGGTGGCTGTAACTGTGGTGCTAACAGGTAAGCTTACATGTGTTTGATTAAATGCCTGATGATTAAATGGCACTGCATCAATTTGATATTCTGTGCCTTTTGATGTTAATTTAGACTTGATATTAGTTATCCTAATAGGAATAAATTTTGAATGTTCTTTGAGCGGCCCGGGTAGATCTCCGTCGACACTGCCAAAGAAATCAATTTGTAACATGTAAGGCATTTGCAAATAACTTCCTACTCCTTGATTAACTCTGTTTGCAGCATCCAACATTCTATTAATTAGTGTAAACCCCAATGGCTCGATAATTGTAAAACTACATTCAATTAAGTTACTGTTTCTATTTCTGGAAGTAGTATTAACTATGGTCTTTACTTTTAAGTTTTCGAAATAAAAATCTTCTTCAAATGCTGGATCTCGTCTGAAAGTTGCACCGTATCTTCCTGCACTACTGATTAAAACATTTTGCGGTACATACTTTTTTTGTAATGAACTGTCTCTGCTGACCAAATTATTGTAGTTTTGTATTCCCATTAAATGCAGACTCAGACAATAAGTGTAAGAATCATATTCTAACAATGGGTTATCAACTACACCTTGTCTGGTATTAGAACCTATAAAAGCAGTAGTGCCAAATATTGCACGGCCTTCTGCATTACGTATTTGCGCCAACTCATTTTCGTTGGCTGCATCTATTGCTTCATCACCCACAGCTGGAATTAGATCTATTGCAGGAGTGGCAATATTTTGTCTTTCATTTAAGGAAATAGCAACAGCCGATGCATTGATGACCGTAGAATCTAAAGGATTTATCATCTTATTATCCTATTGCGCTGGTTATTGCAGCTTTCTTAGGCAAAAATATTCTATTGCCTATTTTCATATCGAAGATAGGATCTTTAATAGTGTTAGGATTGCGTAGTGCAAACACCCACCAAAGTCCAGTATCTTGATAAAGGTCGTATGCTAATAAATCTGGCCTATACTGATATGTTCTGTTTATTGCAAACAACACATCGTCGGGATTCTTGGGTATTACTGGAAAATTAGCAAGATCTAAAAAGTCTCCGTAAAAAGGTGTTTTAGAATATAAGCTATTTTGAGCATATTGAATTTCAGCCATTATAGGAAACCTCCGATAGGTGAATTACCATTTTGTATTAGAGCACCTCGCGAGAATCTATCTAGTGTAAAGTTTCTAGAAATATTTTGTTTGCTGTATACAGGTTGTAAAGTAATGTTCACCGTGCTACTTGTTGGCAGTCGGACTGGGCCTCCTATATTTTGTGTAGGCGAACCTATCACCGTGCCTGACATAGATGCGCCAACTGGAATGGCAACATAATCCACTTCCCCTGGCATAGTATGACTGAATGCCGTTACCACACAAGGAACATGAGGAAGATATGCTGCCCCAAATCCATCTAAAAATACCAGCGGAGGAGGACTACCTGCATTTTGATCTGCACCAAAAAACATCTTAGTAACAGTTCTAAAAAAATGTATTACAGCCATTAGATACAAACCTTCTTTGATATTCTGCACTGTAAATTCTCCGGCTATATTAATAGCAGCAACTTCGCTGCCTTCATAAGAATAACTGGAGTAATTGCTATGCGTCAATGAAGTAGAGCCATATCTTGCATTGTGGGTCACAGTTAAGGTTGGGGTATATGGAAAAATTACCCCGCTGGTTTCTGCTAGTGGACGTAGAATGACACTATCTGCCCTGTTGTAAAATAAATCAGCAGTGGGTCTTGCCATACTAATTCGCACTCGCCAATCATCTTCTGGTTTTATAGGCGACCCGTCTGTACCATTAAAATTGATGTTAAATACACTGCCGGCGGCGTCTGCTAGTAATCCAGTGGCCCCAGGTGTTAAGCCAGAATTTGATAATCGGGCACCGCTGGTAGATGCTGCTCCAGTGGAACCTAACGGTGGATTACTTCCGTACAATGAATTCTGGTTAGAACCGTCCCCTGCAAAATTAGAAGTGTTATATGACATTTTTTACCTGTTTTAGATATTTATCGAACCAAAAATAGTAGCTTATTATTAAAAGTTGACATTGCTTGCTTAACATGTTAGTATGCGCTAACCGTGAATTTAAAGGACAAAATGAAATCAAACTACTTAAATAATAAAGATATTCTTAAAGAGATACACAAAAGCAAAAATTCATACTGCTCATTTATTAGCCCAGACGTTGCAGATTATGATATGATTCTGCCAGACGTTAAGAAAATTAACAAAAAAAATATCTTAGATGCTCGTAAGTTAAGAGCAGAAAGATTAAGTAAATTGGCACACGAAGCTGCCGTGGCAGCCACTGGAGAAAAGCAAAAAGCTGATCAATTTGAAATCAAATATACTAAAATTCCCCAAACTGAAGTAGTCTTTCGAATTATGACATGGGAACACATACCACTAGATGACGTTAAAACTAAAAAAGCCAAAGACGCAGCCAAAGAATTATTCGACGACGAAGACGAAACTTCTCATACTGAATACGATGAAGATGATCCTAAACACAACAAATACGTTAAAGTTAACTTCCCGCCGTTTTTTCATTACAAAGTAGATGAAGAAGGCAACCCTATTCTAGTAGGCAAAAGTCATTGGTCGGGAGAATTAGATACTGGTTCGTTTAATAGAGATCACGGAGCAATGACTAACAAACTAGCTCACATGTTTATGAAACTGTGTGAACGTTATGCAACTAGAAGTAATTGGAGAGGTTATACTTATAACGACGAAATGAGAAGTCAAGCCTTGCTACAGCTCAGCCAAATTGGACTTCAATTCGACGAATCGAAATCACAGAACCCTTTTGCTTATTATACTGCCGCTATCACTAATAGCTTCACTCGTGTGCTAAACATCGAAAAACGCAATCAAAACTTACGTGACGACATTTTAGAAATGAACAATCTCAATCCAAGCTACACTAGACAAGGATTGAGTTCTGGTGGAGGAGGCTCTAACTTTTACGATGAGTAACAAAATGGCAGTTTTAAATATAACCGAATCGACATTTGACTTCAATAATGTTGACCCGTACAGTAAATTATTAATTTCCGGAGACAAAATCATTGACAATAACTATAACTATCATACTTCAATGGCAGATATGACTTCTGAAGAAATTTTAAATATTGCCAATCAATTTGAATCTATAAATTTTGTCTCGCAAGGGTTTGACACAACATCAGATGCCTACAAAGAATCGTTAATGTTGATAAGTGTATTGTGTCACAAAAAACTTGTTACAGGGTATGAGCCACCGCCTATTACTCAATTTTTATCAATAGACGTTACCGATCGCCCAGATACTCCGGTACTCTGGGTATTTGGATGTAGTCATAGTCACGGCGTTGGGCTAAAATCTGACGAGAAAAATTTTGGCCAGATAGTTGCAGATGTATTAAAAATTCCGTTGTTAAACATTACTCAGCCAGGTTCTAGTCTAAATTGGAGTTTTAGACATTTAATTAATGCCGACATTAGGCCCGGCGATCGTGTTATATGGCAAATCACTACTCCACATCGATTGAGTGTATTTACCAACGGTCGTGTAACAGAAGTTGTATTAAACAACACATTAAATAGGTGTTTGCTCGATGTTAATAATGATGATCAAGTATTTTTCAATCATGTCAATCTGTTAACTTCTGGAGTTAGATATCTAAGGGCAATAAAGAATCAATTTTTGTTAACTGACCTTACTAGCCGCACTTGTTGTAATTTTTACAAATATAAATTGGAATATTCAAAATATCCCGAATATGTGTATCATCCAACCCTATATCTTGATTACGGGTCAGATAGAGTACATGCTGGTCCTTTGAGCCACAAGGCTCTTGCTCAACGTATACTAGATTGTGTATACTAAATAGATGAGTAATTTATTTAAAAAAGCTGCGATATTTACTGACATCCACTTCGGATTAAAATCAAATAGTCAGTTACACAACGAAGATTGTTTAAATTTTGTTAAGTGGGCAACTAACAAAGCAAAACAAGAAGGCTGCGAAACCGCCATGTTTCTTGGCGATTGGCACAACAATCGAGCCAGTATTAATATTGTTACTCTCAATTACAGTTTAAAAGCACTGGAGTACTTGAATGATAATTTTGAACGTGTTTATTTTATTCCTGGTAATCATGATTTGTATTATCGGGATAAACGTGATATTCAATCGGTTGAATGGGCTCGTCATCTCCCGAACGTTCAAATTGTTAACGATTGGTTTACTAGCGGCGATGTGGTTATTGCTCCTTGGCTTGTCGGAGACGACCACAAACGAATTTCCAAACTCAGAGGAAAATACATGTTTGGACACTTCGAGCTGCCCCACTTCTATATGAACGCCATGGTGCAGATGCCTGATCACGGCGAAATTAAAAATGAACATTTTGGAAATTTTGATCAAGTATTCACTGGACATTTTCATAAAAGACAGCAACGTCAGAATATTACATATATTGGAAATTGTTTCCCTCACAACTACGCCGATGCCGGCGATGATGAACGGGGATTAACTATTTTAGAATGGGGCAAACCCCCAGAACATCATGCATGGCCCGACCAACCCCGTTATCGTGTATTAGGATTAGGCGCTATTTTGAATAACGCAGATTCGGTTTTAGGACAAGGTATGCATGTTCGTGTTAACATCGACATCGACATTAGTTACGAAGAAGCAACGTTTATTAAAGAAACGTTTATGCAAAGTCACAAATTACGTGAAATTACATTAATTCCACAAAAAAATGTAGACTTAAATGAATTTGCAATTCAAGGCAATGTTAATTTTGAAAGTGTAGATCAAATTGTTACAAATCAGTTAACCGCTATTACTAGCGACCACTACGACAACAATTTGTTGCTGGATATTTACAGAAATTTATAATCATGTTTAAGATTAAATCACTGTCAGTTAAAAACTTTATGAGTGTAGGCAATGCCACTCAGGGCATCGATTTCGATCGCAATGACTTAACATTGGTATTGGGTGAAAATTTGGACTTAGGCGGCGATGACAGTGGTGCTCGAAATGGAACTGGTAAAACTACTATCATTAACGCATTAAGCTATAGTCTGTTCGGCCAGGCACTAACTAATATTAAAAAAGACAATTTGATTAATAAAACTAACAGCAAACACATGTTAGTTACCATTGATTTTGAATCTGAAGGTCGCCACTACAGAATTGAACGGGGCCGCAAACCAAATGTACTAAAGTTTTACGTAGACGACGAAGAATTAGAAACCAAAGACGATAACAGTCAAGGGGACAGTCGCGAAACACAATTAGAAATTGAACGTCTGTTAAATATGAGTCACGATATGTTCAAACATATTGTTGCTTTGAACACCTATACAGAACCATTTTTAAGTTTAAAAGCCAACGATCAACGAACTATCATTGAACAATTGCTGGGTATCACTGTACTGTCAGAAAAAGCTGAAGCACTTAAAGAACAAGGCAAATCCACTAAAGAAGAAATTCAACAGGAAGAATTTCGAATTAAAGCTGTAGGCGATGCAAACAAGCGAATTCAAGACCAAATTGATGCGCTGATTCGTCGACAAACATTGTGGACTAATAAGCACAAAGATGACCTCGCATTATTACAGGCAGCATATGATCAGCTCGCAGAATTAGACATAGAGTCTGAGTTAGACACTCATAAAAAATTAGCAGAATATAATACAAAAAGTAAACAAATAGCCGATCTTAAAACTTTGGTTAAACGCTGCGAACAAGATGAAACCAGGGAATCCCGGGAGATAGAAAAGCTTAAAAAAGAAATTTTAGCTTTAGAAAATCATACCTGTCATAGCTGTGGACAATCATTTCATGATGCCAAACAAGTGATTGTTTTGGAAGAAAAACAAAAAACACTACAAGAAACTGTATTACAAGCATTGGCTACTAATACACAATTGCTGGAAAATCAAGAAGCTCTCAACCTACTAGGCGAGCTGGGACAGAAACCAGTGACATTTTATAAAGACGAAAGCGATGCGTTTGAACATCGTAGCAGCATGGCATCTGTTCTTACTCAATTAAATTCTAAACAGTCAGAACAAGACCCGTACACAGATCAAATTAATGATATGAAGGAAACGGCTGTTGAAGAAATAAATTATGATTATATGAATTCGTTGGTACGAATTAAAGATCACCAAGAATTTTTACTTAAATTATTAACCAATAAAGATAGTTTTATTCGTAAAAAAATTATCGATCAGAATCTCAGCTACTTAAATGCAAGATTGGGATTTTATTTGGATAAGATTGGGTTGCCGCATACAGTTAAGTTTAACAATGACTTGTCTGTTAGTATTGAAGAATTGGGCAGAGAGCTAGATTTTGATAACTTATCTCGTGGAGAGAGAAATCGACTCATACTTAGCCTGAGTTGGAGTTTTCGTGATGTATGGGAAAGTCTTTATCAACCTATCAACTTGTTGTTCATCGATGAACTAGTGGACAGCGGAATGGATAGCAGCGGCGTCGAAAACAGTTTAGCTATCTTAAAGAAAATGAGCAGGGAAAGCAATAAAAGTGTATGGCTAGTAAGTCACAAAGATGAACTGGCCGGGCGTGTAAATAATATTTTAACTGTAGTTAAAGAAAACGGATTCACTAATTACAGCACTGACGTCGAAATAAACTAATTGTAATTCAAGGAAATAAAAATGGAAAATGTGTTTGCAGTGATTTTATCAGTGCCCAGAATTACGCCAGTACGGCCAAGTTTGGCGCCTGCTATTATTAAATCACTGATATCAAAACATAATTTATCTGCAAAAATTGTAGATATTAACATAGATTTTTATAATACCTTTGCTAAAAAATATGGATCTAATATTTTTAAAAAAATTGATCAATATTTAATTGGGTTAAACAACAGCCCACTCGATTCAAAAGCTCAAGAGTGCTATGATGAATATTTAAATTTTTGGGTTCGCGAACTTATAAAAATTAATCCAACACATTTTTTTATATCTGTGTTTACATGGCAAGCACAACGATTTGTAAGAGATTTTTTATCAATATTGCGGCACAATACCTCAGCAAAAATCCTAGTAGGCGGGCAAGGTATCGGAGAAATTAGAGAACAGACCAGTTGGATAGGTAAACCGATTTATGCCGAGAAACTTAAACAACTAGGATTGATTGATCATTGGATCAAAGGCGATGCGGAAACAACTATTCCATTAATATGTCAAGGAATTTATACCGGGCCAGGCATCGATACTGACACGTATGCTAGTTGGAGCACTTTAAAAGAAAACCCTATTCCAAATTTCGATGACTTAGATATTTCCGCGTACCACAACGGTCTCCCAGGAGGTATAATTCCGTTAGAAATTTCTCGGGGGTGTGTAAGAAGCTGCAACTTCTGTGACTGGGTCACTTCGGGTGGTGGGTTTCGTACAAAAACTGGTTTACAAATGTTCAAAGAAGTAAAACACTATGTAGAAAAATATAATGTGAAAAATTTTTACTTCAATGATGCTCTTATCAACGGTTCTATAAAAGAATTTAATAAATTTAATCAGTTGTTAGTAGAGTACTATAAGAAAAAGAATTGGCCTGACAGGTCTATAAATTATTCAGGCCATTTTATTATAAGAGGACCGCAACACGGTTGGAAAAAAGAAGATATAGAATTAATGGGCAGGGCAGGTGCGTACAGTATGGTAGTCGGAGTTGAAACTGGATCGGACCAGGTTCGACAAGCTATGAACAAAGGGTACAATACTGCCGATTTAGATTATAACATGGAAGAATTTGTTAAACATGGTATAAAACTATATATGTTAATGATGATCGGCTATCCCACTGAAACTAGAAAAGACTTCGACGAAACATTAGAATTATTAAAGCGATATCAAAAATATGTAGCAGGTGGACATATCAGTGGTGTAAATCTTGGGCAAACTTTTATAATTGAAGAAGGTGCTCCAATTTTTTATAAGCCCGAGCAATTGGATTTAGTTGGTGTTAATGGTTCAGATCAACCCAGAGATGTATTTTGGATGAACCCGCAGAATCCTGAATTAACTTATAAAGAAAGAATTAAACGTAGAATCGAAGCCCAAGAATTGGTAACGAAGTTAGGATACCCTATATGGAGAGGGGATGCTCAGCTTGGATGGTTAATAAAAAAGTACAAAGACATTTACGACGGAAATTTTAATGAACATCAAACTACAATTTAAAGTCGAACGCCGTTTAGGAGATCCCACGATTACTGTAATTATCGACGATAATATGCCCAGTTACACAGGGGTATGCCCTGATCAACTTGAATTAAATGTTCCAGTTATTTCGGGCTGTCACGAATTAAGAATACAACATTACGGTAAGAAAACAACAGATCATGTATATGATAGCAGCGGTAAAGTTATTATCGACAAACATGTGGAAATAAAATCTATAGTATTGGATGATGTAGAATTAGTTGAAGAACTTTGGGATGGAGAATTTTATCCTGTATACGATCAAGATTATCTAAAAGATTGCATTAGTGCAAATATTAAAGTACCATATAGTCTAAGACCTAATTTATATTTAGGTCATAATGGTACTTGGATTTTAAAATTTGAATATCCGTGTATAGATTGGCTTTTGGCCGTCAGGCAAAATAAAATATTTAAAGTCACTGATCCAGACTTTATAACCAGTGAAGAAGATTTACAACGAGCAAAAGATTTTTTTAATTCGGCCCCCGACTTACCTTGGGATTTAGATTTTATTAAACGATGACTTTACAACAAATTTTTATAGCTACCACAGTTTGGGCTATTCTCACAGCCATAGTGTATACACATTCAAATTGGAGCAAGATTAAACATTGCTATAAAATGTGGTTTACAAAAGAATATTGGACTGATTATAATATTGTAGAATTCGCTAGTTGGTCCGCAAAAGCTATTATTATTGTACCTGGTTTAATTTTTGGAATACAAATTTGGTGGTTATATTTTTTAACTTTATTCACCAGCTTGACACTTATTTGGGCCAGCAATAAAAAACTTCTTCCTACATTAATAGGATTTAATACCATATGGGTATGGATTAGTTGCATGGTATTGGCAAAGCATTTAATAACTTAAAACAATTTCTACTCGTGTTCCGCTTTAATTCAATATACGAATATCAACTTGAAGTTACAACGTATTGTAATGCAGCTTGTCCCCAATGCCCTAGAAATATTCAAGGATCTGGAATAAATCCTTACATGCCATTAGTACATTTAGATCGACGTATAGTGGATTCGACATTTAGTACTGATCACTGCAAAAATCTTCGTCAGATATTTTTCTGTGGCAGTTACGGCGATCCTATTATGCATCCCGACTTTTTAAGTATACTACAAGATTTTAGAAATAAGAACCCAACCTTATGGTTATACATTCACACCAACGGTGGTGTACATGACGAAAGTTATTGGTGTGAAATAGCTAACATAATGTCGGGATATGGTCAAATTGATTTTGGTTTTGATGGACTTGAAGATACGTTACCGATATACAGACGTAATGTAAAATATGAAATAGCTATGCGTAATGCCAGAGCTTTCATAAACGCGGGTGGTAGAGCACAATGGAATTATATTGTGTATAAACACAACGAGCATCAAGTTGAAGAAGCTAGAATATTAAGTCAAAAGTATAAATTTTATAATTTTTTACCTAGAAAAACTGGCAGATTTTATGATCACAAAAATGAAACTAGCTATCCAAATTGGCCTGTATTGAATAAAAATAGAGAAACAGAATATGTGTTAGAAGCCCCTGTTGGGCAAGAATGGCAAAACCCTAGCGTACAAAAAATACAAATTTTAAAAAAAATGCATGGGAGCTTTCACGATTACTTAAAACAAACAACTATCAAATGCGATGCTCTATTAGGAAACAAAGTTGTCATTACTGCTGAAGGCCTAGTGTTGCCATGCAATTTCTTTGAACATAATTTATATGATGCAAGATTTCATGCAGACAATTATATGCCTGGCGTAAATGATGCAAGTTTTATAAACGGTAAAAATCAAATTATGGAATTTATTAATCATTATAAAAACGAAATCGACATAAAGCAGAAAAATCTATGTGATATTTTTAAATCTCAATTTTGGACAGAGTTAGTCAATCGATGGTCAGGAAAAGATAAAATTATGGAATGTGCAATGACTTGCGGAGAAAAATTTACAAAGGTGTGGGATCAAGGAGGATCTATTAGATGAAAGTTTTAATTACAGGTGGTAATAGAGGGCTTGGATTAGAGCTAGTTAAAAACTTAAATGGAACTAGCATCAGTAGAGCAGATGGCATAGATATCACTCGAGATCATAAACAAATTGCCGAAATCAGCGTGAATTATGATGTTTTTATCAATAATGCGTTTGACGGTCCTCCCCAGGAAGCATGGGCTAATTTTGCACAAACTAACTTGTATATGGCTGTATACGATGCGTGGAAAACTGCAAATAAGCAGGGTTGGATTATCAATATTGGTAGTTCAGGATCCAAGTCTATAATTGCACCTGAACCCAGATTCGAAACATATCGTATTAGCAAGGCTGCACTAGAACACGCTAGCAAGCAAGGCACACAAGCATTTAAACAAAACAAAGTACCTTTTAAAACAACATTAATCACTTTAGATAGATTAGACACTGAATTAAGCAGAAGTCGTTCAAACTGGACAGGTAACGGCATCAATTTAACTGATGTATATAATTTTATCGACTATGGCTCAAACATAAATCCAAATACCTGCATAGAAGAAATAACATTTTATTGTAACTTAGACTATCTGGCATAAATTAAAGTACACATCATGGAAATCGTACAAATACAATATGACTTGGTTATTCGAAGGCTCTGAGGTTGAGAATTTACCCGACAGTTGTGTTGGATTTGTATATCTTATCACAAACAAATCAACAAACAAAAAATACATTGGCAAAAAACTGGCAAAATTTAGTAAAACTACGCAACGAACAGTAAAATTAAAAAACGGTACAAAAAAGAAAAAGAAAATTCGCTCAAAAGTCGATTCGGACTGGAGAGATTATTATGGATCAAGTCCTGAATTAAAAAGGGACGTAGAAACACTGGGCTTAGAAAATTTTACTAGAGAAATTCTTTATTATTGTGAATCAAAAGCAATTTGTAGTTATATTGAAGCAAGAGAACAATTTACCAGGCGTGTATTAGAATCAGATGAATATTACAACGGCATAATCGACTGCCGTATCCATGGCTCCCATATAAAAAATAAGTTAAGCATTTAAGACTGGCACAGGTCAATATCATGTGCCCTAGACCTGGATCTCGGATCGCAGGGATGGAAGACTCACCGTGCTAGTGAGCACTCAACCACTACCCGAAAGGATGAGGATTGCCAATGCCGCAATTTGGTTGTTTGAATAGGAATAAAGGCTAAAAAGACGTCACAGTGATGTGACAAGGTTTATATGTATGTTAGCGTATAGATATAAACTTGCCGTTGGGATAAGACGCAACTCGAGGTACCGGCCAACCGCCTCTGTAATGTTGTAACGCTAAGTGACTGTGCTACTCGGATGAAGCTCACTCATTTTTTTGCCCTGCGCGGGCAAAGTGTGACCGATTAATCTGGATGAAACTTATATCGCTTCGCTCTTTAATTAAAATATATCACTGAGCGACAGCGAAAGTGATAGATGTGCGTAGCACATCTTAAAAGAATGGTAATCCTGTTTCCTTTGTAGTATTGATATTTTCTTCGATAATTCCATTAATGATTTCTCTTTCATGAAAGCTTATTTCCAAAGCTTCACTATAAGTTATTCCACCCCTCATATGCCAACAAATTTTTAATATATTCTTCTTAAGGGCTTTTGAATCTTTGTCGAAATCGTTAATCATTTCAACAATTGATTCATTGTCTAAACTCAAAAGCCTTATGCGAAAAAACTTGCTTGTTCAAAAATTAATGGAGTTTCATAGGGTTTGTTACAGTCTTCGTGTTCACAGGTAACAGGAATTTTTTTAAGAGGACTTTGTTCTCCAAAGCTTTCTAATTTTGTTTTGACTGCGTCCCACACTGTTTTGTTGCAATTTTGAAAAAATTCATGAATCTGAGCTGAATCTTCTACTAGAACACCTTCTTCGGTTTTAATTCCAGCCACACTATTGCTGATTTGTTCTACTGTCAGCGTTAATAATCTTTGGAAAACAACGTTAAATTTTGCTAATTTTTCTTCTTCGCTTAAGGTATCGTCGCTGACCACAGATAATAATCTTTGTTGTTCGTAGTTTTCTAAACTAGCTTTGTTAAATTGTTGATAAGTTTGAGGTCTGATATAAAGTTCAAGACCTTCTATTTTTATAGTAGAATCAAAATCAGGACAAGTTATCTGCGATGACAACACACTTAGATCTGCAATGTTTTCATTTTTTCTTTGACAGTGTGGACAAACACTGACAAAATCCATGCCAGGTCCATATGTTGCATGTCTTATTGCTATCAGTACCGCATCTAAGTCGATGGCGGGCATTTTCCATGCATCTTTAATAGCAGGCACACAACTTTGTATTACTTCTACAGTGCTTTGCCCGTTCATCAAAGCATCTGGTGTTTTTAGTATTAGCTCGTCTTTTGCGGTCATCGGGTAAACAGGTAATTCTCCAGTAACCGGCAACTCTAAACTGTTGCCTGGATACCAGCGTCCGTTGCTGGGCAATTTAAGATATAATTGAGGCTGTCTAAAATGCTTAGACAAAGGATTCACACTATTAACCATATTTTATTCCAATAAATATAGTAATACTTATCTTGGTAAAATTACGAAAAAATAGATTATGGATGAAAGAACGCAACAACTGCTGGAAAAACTTGGTTTAACAGCCAACGATACTTCGGGTGCGATGCAACAGTTAGTCTCTGCATTAAGCAGATCTACATCTGCCACTAGTAATCAAACTAATGCAGCAACAATATCTGCACAATCTTTACGGCAAATGCAGAGCAGTGCTCAGTCAGCTGCTTCTGGTTTTAGCAGTTTGTTGAGCATAGGCACAGGTGTAGTATCTCAGTTTACCTCCTTAACATCCACTGTCTACGGTGCAGAAAAAGCTTTTACTAGTGTAATTCCTGCGTTAGATTTTATTACTAATACTTTTACAAAAAGTGTGACCGCGGCGGGTTCAGCGCTCAGCGGTGCGTCATTTGCAGGCATGAGTTTTGGTAAAGCCAGTGAAGCAGCAGCATCAGGAGTGGTCGCAACATTTGAAGTTTTATCAAATGTTATGAAGTTTCAAATTGACAGTGCTCAAAAAGTCGCTGATCAATTCCAAGAACTGTCAAAAGTTGGTGCAACTTTTGGTGGCAGCATAGGAACAATGGGCAGAATTGCAAAAGAGTTACGTATACCTTTGTTACAGTTTGGCAGAGTTATTACTAGCAACATCGAATCATTGAGTAAATTAGGAGGTTTGATAACTGATGCAGGATCTAGAGTAGTTTCTTTTACAATGGATCTTTACGATAAAGAGGACACTTTATTGGCTTTATACGGTAGCATAGAAAATATAAGTTCGGGAGTAGCAGATTTCATGGCTTTGCAAGCTAGTCTAGGTAGATCTCAAACCACTGACTATCATGCACAGCGGAACGTAATTAAAGAGTATTTGATTAGACAAAAAGAATTAACGGCACTAACAGGGCAAAGTGCGGATGCTCTTAAAAAAGCAGAAGAAGAACGCAGAAGAGATTTAGCTTATCAAATGAAAGTTAGTAGAATGAGCCCCATAGCTCAAGAAAATATTAAAGAAGGATTTGCTATTGCTCAATCTAAATTTGGTGACGAAGCTGCTCAATACTTAAAAGAATATGTTAGAACGCAAGGAAAAGTCTTAGATCCTGTAATGATAGCATATGCTAACGGCAATCAAGAAGTCGCACGGACCATGCAGATGTTTGCTGAAAATGTAAATTTAGGAAAAGACGAATTCCGACGATCATATGCAGGATTTATAAAAGCAAATGCAGGCGCTTATAGAGGATTTGCTGAAAGCATCGAAGATTTAGCAGAATTGCCGCCTCAGTTAATGAATCCTTTTGTTCAATCTATGACTAAACAGGGCGCTTCACTGATTGCAAATATGGGATTTTTTGAAGATGCGCCGGCCATTATAGAAAGAATGATACGCGAAGGAACAAACTTTCGAGATGGCTTAGCCGACCCTGCTACTAAAGCATTTGTTGATGCCGAAAGAGATCGAGCTAGAATTCAAAGAGAAATTGATACAACCGTACTAACTAATATGCAAAATATTGGAAGTACTATAAAATATTTAAATGAAATTACTTTGGCTATGGTAAAAGCACAGGGTAGTATTAGCGAGCTATTAGATCAGCTTAAAAAGGCGCCGCAGGCTGCTGCAGATTTTAATAAATCTGTTGGTAATATGGTAGATGACATTTTTAGAAAAATGAATATACAACTTCCTGATAGCTCAGAACGTGGATCGGATTTTCTTTCAACGTTGCGAGAACTTTTTTCAGGAAATCGAACTCTTCCAGTGTCAGTGAATCCGGGCCAATCACCGATTCCGGTAACAGTGGTGTCGGGACAAGGAACGCCTACAGCACAATCTGGGCCAACAATCCCGTCGACCCCTGTGGCAGCATTGGCCGCAGCAGAGGCAGATCTGTTTGCTGCATTAGCCAGACGAAATGAAAATAATACTCCATCGTCTGAGAACAATGTGGTAATGGCCATGGTAGAACGATTGCAATCACAGGTCGCTGCGATGAGTGCTGCTAATGGCAATACTGAACAAGTAGTAGCAGCACTAACTGATCAAAATGGATTAATGGCAACATTGAATGACAAAATGGGCGAACTAATAGATTCTAATAAAAGCATATTCAATGCATTGGCTTAATTTTTAGGTAAATATCTGACTGGAGAAAAGTTTTAATGTCTTGGAAAAAGTATTTTAGGGTAGCAAATGTAGCTGGAGCAGTAAGTCCTATCAATGGCTCTCAGGCTCAAAATATGACCTATAGAAATTATCAAAGTAACTTGCCCGAAGTTTATATAGGCCATCCCAATAGAATTGAACGTTATAACCAGTACGAACAAATGGACATGGACAGTGAAGTTAATGCCGCACTGGATATTTTGGCTGAATTCAGTACTCAGACCAATGAAGAAAACGGCACAGCTTTTAAATTTTATTGGAAAGAACAGCCCACAGACAACGAAGTTAAGATTATTCGTGAGCAGTTAACACAATGGGTCAGCTTAAATGAGCTTAACAAAAGAATATTTAAAATGTTTCGAAATACTATCAAGTATGGTGATCAAGTGTTTATTCGTGATCCCGAAACATTTAAACTGTTTTGGGTAGAAGTCAGCAAAGTTGTTAAAGTTATTGTAAACGAAGCAGAAGGCAAAAAGCCCGAGCAATACATTCTTAAAGATATTGCTCCAAATTTTGAAAATTTAACAGCTACAACTATTAATACCAGTGATGTTAATGTTAATCATCCACAAGTGGGCGGCAGCAGTGGTGCTTATATTCAGCCAAAAAATCCAATTGGTGGCGGGTCAAGATTTAGTCATGCTCAAAATGAAGCTGCGGTTAATTCCGAACATATTGTGCATTTAACACTAACCGAAGGTTTGGATTTTAGTTGGCCATTTGGTAATAGTGTGTTAGAAAATGTGTTCAAAGTATTCAAGCAAAAAGAATTACTGGAAGATGCTATCATTATCTATCGTGTACAACGAGCACCAGAACGTAGAATTTTTTACATTGACGTAGGTAACATGCCCAGTCACATGGCCATGGCCTTTGTTGAACGTGTTAAAAACGAAGTACATCAACGCCGTATACCTACACAAACAGGTGGCGGTCAGAATATGATGGATGCCACATATAATCCGTTGAGTACCAATGAAGATTATTTCTTCCCGCAGACAGCAGAAGGTCGTGGCAGCAAAGTTGATACACTGCCAGGCGGCAGTAATTTAGGAGAAATTACAGATCTGCATTTCTTCACTAATAAACTATTCCGTGGACTAAGAATCCCCAGCAGCTATTTGCCAACAGGCCTGGATGACGGAACCAGTAATCCAAATTCGTTCAGTGACGGTAGAGTAGGAACTGCACTGATTCAAGAATGGCGATTTAACCAATATTGTATGCGTTTGCAGCGTATGATTTGTGAAAAATTAGATCAAGAGTTCAAATTATTCCTTCGTTGGAGGGGTATTAACATTGATAGTAACTTGTTCGAATTGCAGTTCAATGAACCGCAAAACTTTGCCAGCTATCGTCAAGCTGAAGTAGATCAGTCTAGAATTGGATCGTTTACGCAATTAGAAGCTTTTCCGTATTTGAGCAAACGCTTCTTACTAACAAGATATCTTGGATTAACTGAAGAAGAAATGGCTGATAACGAACGCATGTGGGCAGAAGAGCAAGGAGATGTAGACAAAGCACCTCCAGGTGAAGCAGGTCTACGTAGTATTGGCATTAGTCCAGGCGGATTAGATGCTGATTTAGAAGCGGCAGCGCCGCCAGCAGAAGGTGAAGCAGGCGCTGCACCACCAGCAGAAGTAGGAGCTCCATCACCTGGAGCAGCAGCAGCGGCAGCGCCAGCTCCCACTGGAACCCTATGATTTTAATAAATTGGTAAATACCTGATGCAGCTCTTAGAACTTTATAATCAGATTCCGGACGGTTATCGTAGTGAAAAAGACGATAATAGTGTCATTAAAATTGATGACACTAGAAAAACACGATTAACTTTGGATCGATTGAATAAACTTCGCATTATGAATGACACTAGAAAATTAGAGCATGAAAAGAAACTGGAAAAAGTTTCTACTCAATACAAACCTGCAGCAGCGGCAGGTGTTTAATCTAAAAAACTTCAAAAACTCCCCATTTAACCCATTAAATGCTCATATTCTGTAAATAACTATACAGAATTCACAAACATATTTTTAAAAGGAACACAAATATGTCAAAATATGAGCAATTAATTGAATACATCATTAACGAGCAGGAAGATAAAGCTCGCGAACTTTTCCACCAAATTGTGGTTGAAAAATCGCGCGATATTTACGAATCGCTAATCGATGAACAAGATCTTGAAGAAGTCGGCGGCAATGAAGTCGAATCTATGGTAGACGAAATCACTGGCGACGAACAAGGAATGCAAGAAGCCGAAGATGACGACATGGGCGACGATGAAGGCGACGACATGGACGGCGGCGACGATATGGGCGACGATGATATGGACATGGACGGCGGCGACGATGACATGGGTATGGATGGTGGTGATGACATGGGCATGGACGGCGGCGATGACATGGAAAATCGCGTAATGGACCTTGAAGATGCATTGGATGAGCTTAAATCAGAATTTGATGCTTTAATGGGTGGCGGTGACGACATGGGCATGGATGACGGCATGGACATGGGCATGGATGACGAAGGCGACGAGGATATGGGTGAAAATCTTATTGTAGTGCCTACAGGTAAACCAACTCCTGAAAGCATGGGAGATTACGACGAATCAGTCTATGAAGCTAAAAAGTCTAAAAAAGAAGAAATGCTTAAAGACAAAATGCTTAAAGACAAAAAAGCAAAAAAGATGACCGAAGCTGAATGGATCCGCGAATACGTGGAAAAAATTGGTGAGCCATTCCCAGGAAAGAACACAGAAACAGGTGAAGTTGGTGCAGGCGGTACAGCCAGTTTGAACACTAAGTCTGTTGTTGCCGGTAAGAACGACATGGGAGGTACTGCTTCCAATATTGCCAAAGGTGGTGCAGAGTCCGATCCAAGCGGAACACCGAATAGAAAGCCCAGCGGTCTTTTAAAAGGCGGCCAGGACCTAATTGGTAAAGTACAAAACAGCCCAGGTGCTAATGCTGGTAAATCTGCTTACAAAAGCAAAGCTCCTGCTGCAACAAAAGCAGAAGCAGGCGGCACCAATGACAAAAGTCCGTTGGCCAAAGGTTAATTAACTGTGAAAAGTTTAATACAGGAACACTTATCTTTTGACAATGCCAGAATGGAAGTTCTGGCAGAGTCTACTGCTGATGGCAACGGTAAGAATCTGTATATGAAAGGTATTTTCATTCAAGGCGGGGTAAAAAATGCTAATCAGCGTGTTTACCCTGTTGATGAAATTACAGATGCAGTTGAAGCCATTAATAAACAAGTTAAAGGTGGGTATAGTGTATTAGGCGAACTAGACCACCCCGATGATCTAAAAATTAACTTAGACCGTGTGTGCCATATGATCACAGATATGTGGATGGATGGGCCAAATGGTTTTGGTAAATTAAAAATTCTTCCAACTCCTATGGGTAAACTGGTGGAAGCCATGTTAACCTCAGGGGTGAAGTTAGGAGTGTCCAGCAGAGGTAGCGGCAACGTTAACGAAAGCTCGGGCCATGTAAGTGACTTTGAAATAGTCACAGTTGATATAGTTGCACAACCTAGTGCTCCTAATGCGTATCCAAAAGCTGTTTACGAAGGGCTTATGAATATGCGCCATGGACATAGGGTTCTCGATATGGCCAAAGATGCCGGTGCAAATCAAAAAGTCCAAAAGTATCTGCAAGAGGAAGTAAAACGCCTTATTAAAGACTTAAAAATATAAAAGGAAATGATCCATGTTTGATGCTATCAAGCCATTAATCGACAGTGGTATCATTAACGAAGACACCAAGCAAGCTATCAGCGAAGCTTGGGAATCTAAGTTAAATGAAGCACGTGAACAACTTCGCGCAGAAATTCGCGAAGAGTTTGCCAACCGCTATGAACACGACAAAGGTGTAATGGTCGAAGCTCTAGACAAAATGGTCACAGAAAGTCTACAGTCAGAAATTCGTGAGTTTGCAGAAGAAAAAGAGCAACTAGCGGCTGATCGTGTACGTTTTAACAAACGTATGCAAGAAAGTGCTGGAAAATTTGATCAATTCTTAGTTGGAAAACTAGCAGAAGAAATCAAAGAATTGCGTAGTGATCGCAAAGTTCAAAAAGAAAGTGTAAGCCGTCTTGAGAAATTTGTTATCCGTGCTCTTGCAGAAGAAATTCAAGAATTTGCTAAAGATAAACAAGATGTAGTTGAAACAAAAGTTAAGTTAGTTCGTGAAGCAAAAACCAAGCTTGACCAATTACAGAAATCTTTTGTTGCAAAATCTGCTGCTCTTGTACAAGAATCTGTGGCTAACAAGCTAGAGTCAGAATTGACTCAACTAAAAGAAGACATCCAAACTGCTCGCGAGAACAATTTTGGTCGTCGACTATTCGAAGCTTTTGCCAGCGAATTTGCGATTACTCATTTAAATGAGAATCAACAAATCGCTAAACTATCAAAAGCATTAGAACAAAAAGAAGCAATGATTGCAGAAGCTAAAAAGGCTGCTGCTGAAAAATCTGCTTTAGTTGAATCAAAAGACCGAGAAATCCGTATCATTAAAGAATCTCAAGAACGACAAAAAGTAATGAGCGATTTAATGAAACCATTGAATAAAGAGAAGCAGGCTGTTATGAGCCAACTTCTTGAAACAGTGCAGACTGATAAATTGCAATCTGCATATGAAAAGTATCTACCCGCAGTTCTAAATAACTCTGCTGCACCAAAAGCTGAAAAAGCTCAAGTGTTAGTTGAGTCCAGAGTAGAAGTGACAGGAGATAAATCTGCTAAGGTCGCCGTTGAATTTGATCATAATAATGTGATCGAAATTAAACGTTTAGCAGGGCTTAAGTAAACCCTAATAAGGAAAGAAAAAAATGACACAAGCACTATTAGAAGGCCGTTGGGGCGAAACAAAAGACGCCCTGCTAGAAGGTCTTAACGGTTCACGTAGAACCACCATGGGTGTTATCCTTGAGAACACCCGTAAACACTTAGCTGAAGCTGCAACAGCTGGGGCAACAAGCGCAGGTAACGTAGCTACACTTAACCGTGTTATTCTACCAGTTATCCGTCGTGTAATGCCTACAGTTATTGCTAACGAAATCGTTGGTGTTCAGCCAATGACTGGACCTGTTGCACAGATCCACACATTACGTGTTCGTTATGCTGAAACAACCAATGTAACTGCACCAAGTCCATTCGACACAGGTACAACAGCAGGTGATGAAGCTCTAAGTCCATTTAAGATTGCTACAGCATATTCTGGTTCTTTGACAACCGGTCGTGCTTCTAGTACATCTTCGTTAGAAGGTCAACCAGGCCGTAAGATCAACGTACAGATCTTAAAACAAGTTGTTGAAGCCAAAACTCGTAAGTTAAGCGCTCGCTGGACTTTTGAGGCTGCACAAGATGCACAATCTATGCACGGCCTAGACATTGAAGCAGAAATCATGGCTGCTCTAGCACAAGAAATTACCGTTGAGATTGACCAAGAAGTTCTTGGTTCTCTACGTGCTCTTTCTGCTACAGACTTCGCTTATGACCAAGCTGCTGTATCTGGTACTGCTACATTCGTTGGTGACGAACACGCTGCTTTAGCTGTTCTAATCAATCGTGCAGCTAACTTGATCGCTCAGCGTACACGTCGTGGCGCTGGTAACTGGGCAGTCGTTAGCCCAGCTGCATTGACTGTTCTACAGTCTGCAACAACCAGTGCCTTCGCTCGTACAACAGAAGGTACATTTGAAGCTCCAACAAATACAAAGTTTGTTGGTACACTAAACGGAGCAATGCGTATTTACGTAGACAGCTATGCTAGCGATAGCACAGCCGTTCTAGTTGGATACAAAGGTTCTTCAGAGGCTGATGCCGCAGCATTCTACTGCCCATACATTCCTCTAATGAGCTCTGGCGTTGTTCTAGATCCAACAACATTCGAACCAGTCGTAGGCTTTATGACTCGTTACGGATATGTTGAGTTAACAAACACAGCATCGTCTCTAGGCAATGCTGGTGATTACCTAAGCGAAATTAGCGTAGCTAACCTATCGTTCCAGTAATCAAGAGTTTACTTACCACTCGGGATGGGAAGACACTAAAGGGCCGCAAGGCCCTTTTTTGTTGGTTA